CGTGACTGCAAGACGTCAGGCACCCTCGGCCAGGTGACCAGCCTGGACGAGATGCTGGACAGCCAAGTACAGCTCTATGCCTGGGGCCTAGGCCCTGACTGCGCGGAGTGGGGAGTCCCGACCCCCCGAGCCGTAGCTTTCGACCGCGTGAGGTCCAAGGCCCCGAAGACGCCCAAGCTCACGAAGGCGGGCAAGCTGTCGGCGTCGGTCAAGGACTACGACCTGACCACCTACCTCGAGTGGGTCGGGGACGCCGGAGTGCCCTACGAGGGAATGAAAAAGGACGGTAGCGGCGCTGGCGTCTATCTGGCCGACCCGGCCGAGATCGAGCGCCTCGGCTCTCCGCAGGTCGTCTCTCAGTGGTTCACCCGCCACCTCACGCCCGTGAGCCCATACCTGGTGCGCTCGCATCTTCAGGCGGCCGTGGACACGTGCGGTGACATCGCTCTCACCAGGAAGCGCGCCGCCGCCCGGGGGGAAGCCGCACGGAACTTCGGGAAGTCGGCTTGCCAATTCTGTGAGTTCGCCGACCTGTGCCGGGCCCAGATGGTCGGGGGGCCGGGAGGAGAGTACGTCCCCGAGGAGTACGGCCTGCGGTACAGAGACTCAGATCACAGAGGCAGATAGCCCTCGAGCTTGCACTGACCAGTCTCATACACCTACAGTTAAGACACCACCCGTTAGCGGAGAGGAAATCCAATGGGAAGTTTCGCAGGCGTGAAAATCGTCGACGTGAACGATGAGGCGCCCGACTACGGCAGGTGGCTACTGCTGGGAGGACAAGGCTCCGGCAAGCCGAGCCTCGCCTACACAGTGGCCACGATGGGCAAGACGCTGTTCATCGATCTGCCTGGGGAAAAGGGCACTCAGTCCTTCAAAAACGCCCCGTACGCGGCTAATATCGATGTGGTCCGTCCGGAGAGCGTGACCGAGTTGGACGACGTGTTCTGGCAGCTCGACAAGGGGGGCCACGGCTATAAGGCCGTCGTCCTCGACTCCCTCACAGCGCTCCAGAAGATGGTCATGCGCTACCTGACCGGGGCGTCGGAGACCGCGGTCCGGGAGATCAAGCAGGGCACGGCTCCTGCCGATCAGCGCACCTGGGGGCAGGCCCTCGACGTCATGACAGACACGTCTGTTTTTTGGTATGGCTTGGCCGACGGTAACCGCAAGGAGCCCATGCACGTGGTGATGACCGCGCAAGTGAAAATGATAGAGGACGAGATCAACGGCGGTGTGCGCCGCTCCCCCGATGTTCAGCGCGGGGCCCAGTCGATCATCCGGGCCACTCCAAACTACATCATCTACACCGACGTCGAGGAGGACCTCGACAACTCCGGGGCCGACGAGGGGCCGGTCATCAAGCACATCGTGCGCTTCGGCACCGACCCGGAGTACGGGACAAAAGCCCGCATCCCCTACAACCTGCGCGGCAAGGTTCCCTCAGTCCTAGGGCGCGACAAGCCCGTCACCCTCGAGAAGCTGTCCCGATTCCTCGGGATTGGCGGAGTTCCGGAGCGCAAGCCCGCCGACTCCGCTGCCAAGTCGGCCAAGGCCGACAACTGACCCAACACCCAATCATAGGAGACCACAATGGCTTTCACCTTCGACTTCACCAACTACCGCGACACCGGCTCCGCTCGCGTCGAGCCCGGCACCTACACCGCCCAGGTCATCGATTTTCTGGAGAAGGTCTCCAAGGCCGACAATATTATGTTCGAGGTACACCTCGAAATCACCTCAGGGCCCTTCGCCGGTAAGCAGATCATCGACCGCCTCCCTCAGACGGAGAAGGCCATGTTCCGCAGCGCGGCCTTCCTCCAGGCCCTCGGGGTCAAGATCGCCAGGAAACGGCTGGCTCTGAACCCGAAGAGCCTGATCGGACGCATGGTCGACATCCTCGTCGAGGACGGGGAGCCCTACAACGGCCGCGTCAAGAGTGAGGTGCGCGAGTACCTCCGGGCCACCAAGCCCGCCAAGAAGGCCGAGCCCGAGCTCCCTGAGGACGACGCCGAGGAGGTCACCCCTCCGGAGGAGACCCTCTCCAGCGGTGAGTCAGACGACTTCGACGTGGACTCGATCGACATCGACGATCTGGACCTCTGACCGGATCGGCAACTGAAGGAAAGGCCGCCCGCTCCATTGGGGCGGGCTGCCTCCTGGGTTAGGAAGGAGATGACATGGCGAGCAGGGAGAGTGGCGTCGTGGACGCCATACGGCGCCGTATCGCTAATGTGTGGCCCACCTCGGTCACATGGAAGATGCACGGCTCCATCTTCATGGAGGCAGGAATCCCCGACATACTGTGCTGTGTGAGAGGCAGGCTGATCTTCCTCGAGGTAAAGCACCGCAAGCCGGGGGAGAGCGCAGAGCATGCCTACGGGCGCACCTCGGTCGAGCAGGTCAGGCAGATCGACCGTATCCGCGCTGCGGGCGGGTCGGCCTGCACCGTCCTAGACGCAGACGAGGCCGAGGAGGCCGTTCGAGAGGCCCTCGCGGGGTCAGTCCTACTGGACCGGCACCCCCGGGCGGCTCAGGTTGTCCTAGACGCCCTCCACGGATCGGACGGAGGGGACCTCGATGGCACAAGCTCGGCTACCTGAGTCGGACCTCGACCTGGCCATGCAGTTGGAGCTGGAAAGCATGTCCCCGGCCCAGCTGAAAAAGGCCCACGAAGTCTGGTCTCGCGGCGATGCTGTGCAGCAGGACTATAACTCCCGGGTGTGGAAAGTTCGGTCCTACAGCGGGTCTAAGTCGGGGGGCCGCCGGGCGAAAAAACACGTGCATGTCACTCTGACATCCGATCATGGGTACCCGGCTTTCACCTGTACCTGCCTGCACGGGCAGCACAACCGGTACGCGACATGCTGGCACGCAAAGATCGTGGCCCGCATCTACAGAATCATCATCAAGCAGCGCAAGGCCGCTGAGAAGAGGGAAAGGCTCAATGAGTACCACAGCCGCAAGTAGCGCCAGCACCGCGGAGAACACGGACGGCTTCGACTCCATTGGGGCCGCAGTCCAGATGGCTGACACCGGAGAAGGCGTACTCATCATCACGGGGATGTGCTCGGATGTCCGCCGTCGGATGGTCGAGGAGCAGGGGTGGCCGCAGGATTTCGCCGACAAGTTCTCTCAGGAGCTCGTTGGCCTCACCGTCGGGGCCGTTTTTCAGCAGGCCTCGGGAGTGGGCGCCAACTTCTTGGCGGACCTGTGACTACGGCCAGGCCACAGGCACCGCGCAAGGCAGTGCCACTCGACTACGCTCGGCCGATCTGGAAGCGGCAGCCAGAGGAGACTGAGGCGGCGTACGCCTCGTTCAAACGCTACCGGGACATGGAGAAGCGCAAGATTCGCGACTGCCCTAACGGCAACAACTACTCCACCCGGTGGTCCTGGCGCGAGCGTGTCGAGGCGTGGGACAAGCACCTGGCCGACAACGAGGCCAACGAGTTAGTGCGATATCGGATCGCCATGGGGGAGCGCCACCGGGCGCTAGGCCGCAAGGCCCTGGAGAAGGCCGAGGAGTGGCTCGACTCCCTCGACGAGAAGCGTATCTCCCGGATGAGTCCCAACGCCATCGTGCAGATGATGGACGTGGCAGCCCGTATCGAGCGGGAGGCCGCCGGTGCTGGGCCGGAGGCGGCCAAGGTTCAGGTGGAAATCTCCTCGAACTTGGCCGGCATGACGGCCTCGGCCACGACGTCGAGGATCGAGCAGCTGGTCGCTGAGGTGGAGCGCCGCAAACGTGAGCAGGGTCTCATAGATGCCGGGCCCGCCGAGCTGACCGTCTTGGAGGGAGGGGGGAAAACGAACGCGGCGAGAGTTGGGGACACCCCCCCGCCACTCTAGGGGAGAGTGGCGGGTATTCTGTGTCTCAGCTCGAAATCCGTCCAGTTCACTGTAGGAGATGTCATGCCCCGTACGAAAAAGCCCCTCGAGCCGTGGGAGATGACGCCCGAGCAGATCGAGGAGGAGCTGGCGGCCCTCGTCAAGCGCCAGGACTGGCTGGAAAAGCAGCCACGATGCACTCGCCCCTCGTGCGACGGGAAGCCCCACCTGGGAGCCCCTTACCCACACGACCCGACCTACAGGCAGGCCGCCGACCCGCTGGAGAGCGCTCAGCAGCTCGATGAGGCCTACACCGGGCGGCCACACATCAAGTACCTCTCGGACCGGCTGGCCGAGGCCGTGCGCGCCGTCGAGGCCGGTGAGAATCGCTACATGACGATTTCCATGCCTCCGCGCATGGGCAAGTCTACGCTGACCTCGATCAACCTGCCGATCTGGCTGCTTCGGCAGCACCCAGACTGGAAGATCGGTCTCATCTCGCACTCGCCCCAACTCGCTACGGCCTGGGGCCGTCAGGTCCGCCGCTTCGTCGAGGAGGACGGCGAGAAGTGGGGCATCAAGATCGCGGCCGACGCGGGCGCGGTAAGCGAGTGGCAGACTACGCGGGGCGGCGGTATCGTCTCCCGCTCGGCCCCGGGCCAGTCGATCACGGGTCTGGGTTTCAAGGTGATGCTGATGGATGACGTGGTCAAGGACTTCGCCGACGCGCACAGCGAGTCGAAGAGGGAAGCAATCTGGGACTGGTGGCAGGCCAATGCCGTTACCCGTCTCGAGCCGCCTTTCCTGTGCATCGCGATCGCGACTCGCTGGCACGAGGACGACTTCATCGGCCGCCTGCTGAACCCGGCCAAGAACCCCGACGCCGACAAGTGGGAGAACGTCATCTTCCCCGCCATCGCCGAGGAGGGCGACCCCCTCGGCCGTAAGCCCGGAGACCCCCTGTACTCGCCTCTCGTGGAGGAGACGAGCGAGGAGGCTCTCGAGCGCTGGGACTCCCTGAAGCGCTCCGTTGGCTCGTACATGTGGGAGGCGCTCTACCAGCAGCACCCGACCCCGGCCGACGGAAGCATCTTCAACCTGGGCTGGCTGCGCTTCTGGACGACGGACCCCTCCAAGGTCAGGGAAGGCGACGACTCGGTGGTCCTCCTTCCGCGCGAGCGCCTGGAGCGCGGCACGTGGCTTGACTCGTGGGACCTCACGTTCAAGGGCACTTCGACGTCGGACTACGCCGTCGGCCAGCGCTGGTGCCGCCAAGGCCCCGATCGCTTTCTGATCGCGCAGCAGCGCGGGCAGTGGAGCTTCACCCATACGCTGGACAGAATGCTGCGCTGGTGCAACGCCGGGGACCTGGACGACAAGGGATCGCCGGGCGGGTCCTTCGTTCACCAGCGCCTCGTGGAGGACGCTGCCAACGGTACGGCCGCCATCGACGTGTTGCGCAAGAAAGTCGCAGGAATAAAGCCAGTCAAGCCGCGCAGCTCGAAGGAGGTCCGCGCTCGAGCCGTCACCCCTGAGATTGAGTCCGGCAACGTCTATTTGCCGCATCCGTCGGACCCTGGCAATGGGTGGGTGAACGAGCTGATCTCCGAGATGCGAGCCTTCCCATCGGGCGCCCACGATGACCAGGTGGATGCCCTGTCGATGGGCCTCCTCGGTCTGCGAGACGTCGGCCAGGCGTCCCTGTTCGTCCCCCGGGGGACGATCCGGCGCGGGGTGTCGTCTGGCCTGGCCGGTGTGCGGGGACTCACGCTCTCGGGCGGTTTCCGAGGTCTGTGACGGGTTGCTCTGCCGTACGGTGGTGTGTATGCTTGCATACACACCACCGAACTGCGTTAGGAGCAGACATGATAGAGATGCCGAAGTTCATTGGTGACGGGGATGAGAGAGGCCTCGTCAAGGCGTACCGTGCCCGCATCGAGCAGCTCGAGAACACGATTCGCGAGATGTACGCCTGGGCGCACGGCCCGGCCGAGTACGCGGGCCTCGAGGAGCTTGTGCGCGATGCGGTCGTCGACTGCGCGGCATACGGACGCACGCCGACCCGCATGCGAAAGGTTTGGTTCCGGGGGTGCGAGCTGGAGGCCCTCTCCGCCATCTCTAGGCCGCGCCAGAGTCCTGAGGATGCTGTGTACGATATGCTCAAACACACCTCGCTTATGCGGGGTGCTGGGGTGCTGGTCGGGGAGCCCGTTCAGGATTATCTGTGGAACGTGGCCCGGGCTGCCGCCGATCTCCTCCCGCTGAGCTCAGTCAGCACGGTCATCGAAGACGCTATCGCCGAATACCTGCGGGCGGCTGAGAAGCATCCAGGCATGACGCTGGAGTGCGAGGGTCACACGGATGCAACGCGCCTGTACGCCCTCGTTGAGGAGATCGGCGAGGTCGCGGCCGCTCTCACCTATGACAATGACGTCGAGACCGGTCACAACGCGCAACTCGAGGATGAGGCTATTCAGGTCGTGGCGCTGGCCCTGGCCTGGGCCACTCGCTACGCCAAGGACGGTGAGTGAAGTGCTCCCCGTAGGACGTTTGCCCGATCCATATGAGATCGATGTCGTCTATGTCGACGGGCGGCCGATTGAGCGGGTAGTGCGACCTCAGATAGTAATGGACCGCCCCGACCCGGATCACCTTCGACCGTACATCGAGTCATTCCTGAGGGAGAGTACCTGCATTCTCTACCCATGTTCGACCAATCTTGTGGAGGAACAGGGGTAAGTATGTGGAATATTTTACCGCAAATCTCTGGGGTCCTGATTTCCCGGCATCTGAGGGTGAGCTACCGGGCCGGGGTAAAGCTCGCAATCTTAGCCATGACCTGGGGGGCCGCGCATTCGCAGGGAGTTAGACAACCCCCGTCCGGCGCAGTCCGTGCCGGTCCTGACTCTGCGTTACGGCGGGCTGAGGATCAAGATAGAGCGCATCGCCATCGGGGTAGACATCTGGTGCAGCGTATCTGGCAGTACCGCTGACATTGCAAGAGATGTCACCGATATGCGTACGGTTTTGCGCTATATCTACGAAAATCGCCAAGAGTATCGCCGACAAGAGCTGGAGTGGTGGAATATAGGCGCCAAATACAAATATCCGTACACCAAGAAAGGAACATTGTGGAAACTCAAATAGTGGAACTGCCTAAAAAGAAGCGAACGTTAGTAGGCCGACTGGCTAGCCCGGAGAGCCTGTCCGAGGCCATTCGAGACGGCATCATCGACTATCCCTGCGCTGACGAAGAGGATTACGTCGGGTATCTCAACGATCAGCAATTCAGGCCGATTCTCGAGGACGCGGTTCAAGCGACCCGCGCAGCCCGGTCAATCGTCGGCCTGAAAGTGGCCGTAAGGGACTGCATCTCCTACATCGGCCTGCGCCTGGCCTTCGGTACCGATCAGTTCGCCAATGACATCGACGAGGTGCGGATTCAGGCGGCCATAGAGGTAGGGAAGGCCTCGTGGCCCGCCGAATCGGTCTATTGGGACAGCGTCTCCGTCGCTCGCCAGCTCGAGTTCGACCTGTCGAGGTTGGTTGGTGCCCACGGCGAGGTCACTCAGAACCGGGGGCGCTGGGCGCGACTTGGGCCACATAAGTGGGTGCGCTCGGCCGACGACATTCTCCTGGAGCTGCTGGCTTGCCTTGTGAGGCGCTCGGCCACCCTGGAGGACCTGTACCCCGGCTGGGACAGCTGGGGCGACTGCATCGTGCCACCTTTTGATATCGATGGGCTCTAAGCCCCACATCACCTATAGGAGGAACCTATGGCATCTGTCAGCGATCTTGTGGACCTGCCGAAGCAGGTCGCAGCTTGGGAGGAGGGCAAGGGCTTCCGCGGAGGCTACGGGATCGACGCCGAGCGAGCCTTCGCCAAAGACCTGCGTACCCTGCTCGCGCTGTGCGTACAGCAGGCGGGGGCGCTGGAGGAGGCTCAGGGACGCATCGCCCGCCTTTCCGAGCATCTCCCGCCCTCGGCGGTGGATGACGTCGAGGACGGGCTAGGCCCAGATACGACCGACTCCGACGATTCACCGCTGGAGGAGGCCGCCCGCACCGACCGCCGAGCTCGACGCCAGGCGAAGCTGGCCCGCGACGCGCTCCGTGAGCGCGTCG